CTTGCGGCTTCTTTAGCTGGAGAAATTTCTGGTATATCAGGAATAGGTGATGGGCCTTCTTCAAAAGAAACATTTACATCGTCTGTAAAATCTTCAAATATTCCTTTTCCAGAATTTATTGTGGCTCCCGGTTTTAATACACGCCCATCTCCTGCAAACCCAATATCATTAGGATCTTGAGTAGGATATGTCGGAGGTGTTGCCGCACTTGTTTCAATTCCCGGCGCTTCAGCACTACTTAGGTGCATATACTCACTAGCCCCTTCTGGAAGAGGTGTGTGAGATACACCAATTGGAAATTTACCAGTTCCAAAAATTACATCAATAAGCTGACCAAAAGCCGCTAATACTTTAGTCTTTGTTACTTTAATAAATACACGAGACTTTTCAGATTCTCTGAATCTTACGTTTTTAGGGTACAAGCCTCTAAAATTATGATACGCTGTAATCCAACGATTTTCATCAGCATCTCGTGCTCTTTGTGCATCAGCATATCGCGCCTCAATTAAACCCGCAAGATTAGATTTGATTTGATTATCTGCATTAATAGATAACCCATCCTCATTTTCTACAGGTTCAAAAAAGACGCCATCTGCACTGGCGACTAAAGTATTTTCTTCTGCCATAGTTTTACGGTAGCGTTATAAAGTCAATTACAAATGTAACTGTAGTTGCGGCAGTTGCTAAGTCGCTTGCTAAAGGCTTTAAACGAATGTGTAATGTTCGCTCTGAAGAGCTTGCCAAAGAAGCGGCAAGTGTCATAGCCTCTGAAGTTGCAGGGCCACCACTCATGTTAGCGAACTTGTTAGCCGCCGCTGGAATACCATTTTCAACGATAAACAAAGGCGTGTTTGCGGCGATTGTTACAGCACTACCACCATCATCAGCAATTGCTTTTTCATCAATAATCTGTCCACCACCAGCAGAAGTGCCAAGATCAAAATCAATATCATCGCCAGAAGAACCACCTGTTACAAGGTTTCCTGCGGCAATCATAATAATATTTTTAATGGACGTACCGGCTGGTTGCGTAAAGCTAACGTCATAAGTAGCGTCTGCTGTTACGGCAATTGTGCCTGTAGTGGCTGTGGCTTGTGCGCCCACTCGTGTTGCGAGATCACGAACATCTCCAACGCGAGGAGATCCTGCATCATCGCGTACATCAATAACTCCGGGTAGTGCTGACATAATTTTTCTCCTATAAGGGTGTTAGACTAACAAGTGAGTATATAAGTGTAAAACTAATTACTATACCTAATATATAAATACCCCAAGTATTAAAGGGTCGCCAAATTTTATGTTTCATTAATATCCAAATGTTCCGTCTGCTGGTTGATAAATAGTTTCTTGGTGTAGACGGCGCATACGACTAAATGTATCGTCTATGCGTGGTCGAGACATAATTAAATACCTTAACGCATCATACGCATGGTCTGGTGCGTGGGTATCTACATCTTCAGGGTTGCTTTTATCCAGAGGAATACTTTGCAGTTCGCGTATCAGGTTAGGACAAGTATTAAATATTTGTAGTTTGGGCCTTCCGCTTTGCTGAACTTTTAAGTATTCGTGGATTTGAATCTTACCTGCAACTCTATTTTTATCTGCTCGTCTTAGCTTGTGTCCAGCCTTTACGAGCGTTTCTCCAACTGTTGGGCCTGTTTGCCCTGTGCGATTCCAGCAGGCTGTGTCTAATACGCCCGGAACACTCATTGGATCATTTAATTCCATTTCTGCTATAATATAAGCTAGGTCTGTTGCTAATAAACCTTTTTGATAGAGTTCTCTGTATATTATCAGTGTGTTGTCATCTCTATCTATTGCACCCCAGACACAAGCTGATTCTGAAGCATATCCATAGTCAATACCTTTTATTCTTTCCCAGTTAATAGGTATTTCATATGGTTCTATGATATGTATGTTTCTGTCAAACTCTGTAAAGGCCGCACCTTCTGCAACCTCCCAATCACCTTCTAGTAGCTGTCGCCGTTGCGTAGGTGGCAACGCCTTCAGCATTTGTTCGTATCTTCCGTCACGCGCTAGGTACGGGTTATCGTCTAGCCGTGCTGGTATAAACTTTCTACTAAGACCGTCTGAACCTACAAAGGTTTCATTAGGTGGTGAAGCGTCTATGTATCTTTTCTTTACCCAATGCGCTCCAACACCACCGGGGTTAGCTGTACACCGCATATATGGTACAATCTCTGGATCTGTTGTACGCAGTCGAGAAGCCAAGTAGTTCCAAGAAAACTCTGTAGCTTGGTGCGTAATCTCATCAAACCCTATCCAACTATATGCTTGTCCTTGGTAGCGATAAACATCTGCATCCCTTTCCAAGAATCCAAATTCTATTTTAGCTCCAGACGGAAAGTTCCAGAGCTTTTCTACTTCTTTGTACTTACAACCGGGAAAGGCTTTCGGGTAGAGTTCACGAGACTTGTCTATTAGCTCCCGTAACTCTGGCATAGAACGCCGCAGGATTAATGCCCTATGCGCGGCCCGATGAGCATAGCGAAGAGGATCAACCAACATCGCATAGCTCTTGCCTCCACCAGCCGCACCACCATACAAAACATCAGTCTCAGAAGCGGCGAGAAAGTCAGTTTGTGGGCCATCGTTGGGCCTAAAGATGACATTCTCTTCTGCGACAGTCCTCAACGCCTTGGGCAAGTCGGCAGTTGTTGTTGTTATTTTACCTTCCGCTTTTGCCTCTTTTCCTTCTATTTTATTGAGCGTACTCTTAGAAGTGTCAAGCGACCGTTTATAGTTTTCTAGCTTGGTGCGTACCTGCGCTAACCGTTTTTCTTTTTTTCGTACAGCTTTCCTTGCATCAATCTTGGCCTTGGTTTCGGAGTGGTAGTTGTAGCCTCTACCGGACGAACCTTTGGGTCTGCCAGTTTTTTTGCGAGGTGTTCCATCCTTTTTAAGTATAAAATCCCCGTTGTCGTCTCGCATATACGCATCAGGGTTTTCCTCCCAATCATTCATACTTAGAAACTATTTTATTTAATCCTGTGTGTGAGATTGGGCGTCCCGTATCATACTCAAGCCATGTGGCTCCTTCACGCAACGAGATAACTTTATTTTTTACTAATGGTACAATTTTATTGAGGGCTTTTAATTCATCCTCAATCTCTTCTAAATGTACCCCATCCTCCATCAACTTATAGCCAAATGGGATGGTGCTACTACTACGCCTCTTCATATCGACCTTCTATAACTACTTCTTGTTTAGCTGGTAGTATAAAGAGGCCATTAGAGTTTTGCAAATTAACATCCAACTTATCTGTCTTAGCTATGCCAACACGGTCTAGGAGCGTCTGAGCGGCCTGTAGACGGACGTTAGCTTGAGGTATGGGGTCTGTACTGTCCATAACCTCAACGAGCTTTAGAGAAGCTTTGGGGGCATTCTGGGCTAATATATTCTCAGCTAGTTCTATTATTTCTGTTTTAAGAGCTTTAACTACGGATGTATATGAGCCTTCAGCATACCCCGCTAATTCTGCGGCACGTTTAGTATCCCCATTACAGGAAACTAGGTTGTCCAAAAAAGATTGCTGTTTTGTTGTCAATTCTTTATTCATATTAGTTATTATATACCTGATTTACAGTTTTGTCAAGTTATATTTGAAAAAACTTGACAAAAGTTGTTTTGAAGTGTATAATAGATTATGTAGACCCCCCCGGTACATATAGTCTCAGCCCCCACTTTAAAGCCTTTGGAGTGGGGCGACAAACTGGTTGACATTCAAAATCTTCCAAATTGTGCGTGAATGAGTATATATATATGGTAGGGGGGGTGGTGACCTGCCTAGCCCTTCAAAGAATTTGAAGGGCTAGGAAGTCTAGAATATTTTATAGACCTTAGTCTATAAAATATTCTAAAATCCACTGCCAGAGTCTCCAAAGATCTCTAAGATCTTTGGAGACTCTGGTTGCCATCTCTGAGATCTTTAAAAATTCTTAAGAATTTTTAAAGATCTTTAAAAAATCTATAAAAATCAAAGATTTTTTTAGATTTCACATACGCCTCTAAAAAATCCTTAAGGATTTTTAAAACAAGCCGCAACCCTTTAGTCTTTCAAACTCTCCCTCACTTTAGTGAGGAGAGTTTAGAAAGACTTAGGGACTCTCCGACAAGCCGCTTCAGCCTTTGGCTGAGGCAACAAAACTTACAATTCGGAGAATTGATTATGGCGAAGCCAAACTTCAGCAACATCCCAGCCTCTAAAGAGGCTACCCCTCGACAGATCTCAGCGATTGCAAATCGCTTTGCGAAGCTTACGAATCCAGAGGATTCGTATATGCTGACCAAGAAGTACACCGCAGTTCTTTACAGATTCCAAGAGGAATCTGGAAAGAAACTGACTCATGGCGAAATCCAGAAGTTCTTCAAGGCACGTAAAGTTCCTAAGAACTTTACGGCCTTGCTGACCACCGACGAGACTCCAAAGGAGTCTCCGAAGCCCAAGACTTCTACGAAGTCTTCAAAGCCTTCTCCGAAGGCTTCTCCCAAGACTTCAAGGAAGTCTTCACCGAAGCCGAAGGCTTCCGCCGAAGACACAGAGCTTCTAGCTCTGAAGGCTCAAGTCGCTGACTTGAACCTCGCTGTTCAGCGACTCATCAAGCAGATCTCTTAAGAGATCTGCTTGTCTTTCACAGCCCCCAGCTAACGCTGGGGGTTTTTTTTTAACTTTAAATCCTTAATCGGAGATTAATTATGGATATGGAATTTGTTATTGAATACCGTGAATTTTTTCACGATGGGTGTGGTCAATGGCACAGAGACAGTGATTTTTCAGATATTACATTAGCACAACAAACATATAACAAAAATGTTTTAGAGATGCCAGAGTGTGAATGGAGATTATTTTTATTAATTATAGATCACGAAGCTGAAATTAATTAATCGACTGAGGCTTTAGACCTTCTAGTTTTAAAACCCCCTTTACAGGGTAAAGGGGTTTTAAAACTTTAGAAGGTCTTAAAGGAGGCGGCGATGGCTGACGAGATGACACAACAAGAAGTTGCAGATTGGATTGTGCAACGCCTTGATAAAGCTATAAAAATTATGGATTCTCAGATGAACCCTGATGTAGATTTTGATGGGGCTTGGGAATTATTTACTGGAATATCTTGCTTGAACGAAATCAAAAATTGTTTCTCTCACAACGA